CTCCATCAAAGAAGAAGTAATGTTGTGTATTAGGACGAAGCCCTGCCGCAAACACTCTAATCTCACGACTACGCATGTAAGGTTGGAATTCAAAGTTAGAAACAAAGTCGCCAACTGATTGTTGTGAGTTTGCTTCATTAACATTCAATGCAGTTGTAGCAGTTGTAGCTGTCCCTCCAATACTCCATTGTCTGCCACCAAGATGTGTCCTTGTAGAAGTTGATCCAATAACATTCTGTACTGTCATTGGGACGAATTGTTGTAGATTGTCAACAAAGTCACGGAATGGTGTTGCTAGGTCGATATCAAGAGTAACTGGATTAGTTACTGTATCTTGAGCCATATCATGGCTTGGTGACAATGAGCCAACACCATCATATTTCCAGAAGTTAGACACACAGTTTCTAAAGTTGGTTGCGTATGGTTGACCCAATAGCTTTGTATGTGCATTTCTGCTTAGTGTTGCAATTTCCGCATCTGCTGTTGATGGGAATATTGTTGCGGTTGTACCACTTTTGTATTTCAAGTCTAATGGGAATGTATTAAGCGCTGGGCTAAGACTTTTTGTGTCTGAATGAACAGCCGCTTGATAATCTGGATTAGACAGATCAGCAATGCTTGTGTCGTTGAATGGGTCAACTATAAAGCCATTTTTAAATCTTGTCAAGCCGTTTTCATCAGTAACATTTAAGTTTTGAGTTGCTTGCTCTAATTGGTTCAAGCTGATGTAATATTCCATCGCATCAAGTTTTTTCTCTAGCTTAGCGATATCACGCATGGTGTAGTTTCTTACACCTGATGCTTTAGTGCTAACAGCATAGTAATTTTTGTTTTGATCAGCACCTTCTTGTGCCGACAACATAGGATATCCTGGGATAGTAATCTGAGAGATCACAAGTTGATCAGCACCAACTTTAGGTGGTACTGGCAACTCATCTTCTTCGCCCTTAATGATGGCAGACTTACCATAAGAATCTAGCGTAATCGCATCAATTCTGGACAGATAGTGTTCTATGTCAGATGTGACATTTCCATTCACCATCGGAATAACATAGTCAGAACCTGCAAATGATGGTTGTACTGCACCAACAGCCGCCGTTACTACAGCCGCCGCACCAACAGTCAATGCCGTATAGCTTGCACCCGCACCTAAGTCAGCATATGGTCTAAAGTCAATACATTCTCTTAGACGGTAAACAGTACCAGATGTAGAGATATATGCTGGGACATCAGATGATCTGATCTTGCCAGATGGAAGTATAGTCGTAACATCATCGATAGGATAGCTGTTTACTGCAAAGAAGTTAATACCTGTTGCATTGTTTATTTTGAAAACTTTTAATTTAACTGTGAGTGTACCACTTGTAGGTTTGGTTCTCCCAGCAATAACTTCCATATAAGAAAGGTCGTAGAAGTTGTCTTGTGCATTTGTTACCAAACGGAAGCAGTCTGTAAAGTCATTACCACTGCTATCTACAACACTGTCGATTGCATAAACATCAGGGAAGCCCAAGCTGTATCTTGTTTCGCTATTACTCCAAGCAACTTTGATGTATGGATTTACTGATAATTTGTTGTATGGTGACGTATCGACAACTCTTTTGTTGTAATAAACGTCTGCTGCTGGGTCTGAACCTGCCGCCAAATTAATAGTAAGAATTGAATTGTTGATAGATGTTGAATAACTGTTCACTGCAATTAGTGTGTTAGACGCATCTACCACAACAATGTCGCTATTGTCTACTGCAAAGTCATCGCCTGGGTTTGCGTTGATAGTGATTGTATTAGCCGTAACCGAAACACTACTTTGTGTACGTACAGGAATATTAACATCTGTAATTTCTTTTAAGCTTCTTGCGCCAGTATTAAACACCATAGGAGCATTTTTAGCGTCTTTGATTTTAGAGCCAGCCGCAATAGAAACCGATCCACTAGTTGAGACAATACGTTCAACATCAGCGAAAGTTCTAGCCACATCTGTGATACTAGCACCAAACAAGTATAGTTTAGTTGGTGTGAAGTTCTTTACGAATGCACTACCAATTTGTGTGCCATTAGCAAGTTGTAGTTGGACTGCGCTGTAATCAGTAGCCATAGTACCATTTACTGAGGTAATATCAACATACCCACCGTAATTGAGAGATGTGGATTGGTTTTGTTGAATATTTGTTGATACAACTGGATCAATAGTAACATCTAGGTTACCACGATTTTCCACTCTATAACCTTTAATGTATGCTGAACCTTTTCCAACCAATGCCTTTAGGTCTACGCCACGGCGTTCTGTTGTCACTTTAAAGTTTTCAACAATATAGTCTCCGCTTTCTTCGTAGGTACGTTTCGCTAGTTCTTCTGCAATTGAATTGAATTGAGAAACATCTCTCAATGTCACAGCAGAACCGTTTTCATAACGAATTAGCGTAAAGAAGTTTGCATCTACGTCAGCAACCGCTGTTGTTTTGGCAACCAATGTAGGAACCATCTTAAGTCTGTCAGCACCTGGAGCATTTTCGTTTGTGCTTCCGTTGGCATTGTCATAAAGGCTGTTATCTTGAAGTGAAGAGATTAGAGACTCTGCTACTTCGTAACCAACTGAAATTGCATCTGGTTGGTTGTCATACTTAGAAACAACAAGTGTTTGCTCATCTGCGAATAGGAAGTGACCCTTTTGGAAAACAACACCAGCCGCCGCTTGAATACCAAAGGATTTACCTGTTGGTGATGGTAGCTGTGTTACGTTGATTGTTGCAACACTAAGATCAGAAGAAATAAGTGTTGAACCATCGTATTTGTAACGGTTGATTGTAAGTTCTTCACCACCAATGAATGTCTTATAATTGCTTGTTTCGTTTGAGTTCAAATAATTGATATACAAAGTGTTTAGGTTTGGTGGACGTGTTTCGAAACCTCTATCTGTAATAATAATAGAAGCCTTAAGACCAGTGATCGCACCCTCAACTTCATACTTTGTGTCAATAGACTTTGTTACACCAGAAATAATTTCATCTGCTGTAACTGGCATGAATAGTTCTGGGTCAAATCCAGTTTTATCTGATAGCTTAACAAATTGTAAACCGTTTAGGTTTGTAAAGTTACAGCCCTTGATAATACTACCTTCTTGGTAGATGTTATCACCAAATTGCTCGACTTGGTTTTGCAGAATAGTCTGCAATTGTGTCAGTTCCCTTGCCTGTACGGCATATGCTGGCTTGAAGAGAATTTTGTAGAACTGCTTTTCCAAACCAAAATCATCAAAGTATGGAGCAATATTTAAATTTGTATTAATGGGCATGTGTAAGGTTCCTTAAAATTCTAATACTAATTTGTATTCTTCTCTCGAAGTCGAAGTTCTTGCAAGAGGGACAAAATCTTCCATAAAGTAAACTGTTCCGCTACGCTGAACGTAATCAGACTCGACTGTGTTGTCAGCCTTTGGACTATTTATGGTAATTCGTTGTCCCTGCGGATTGATCAAGTTGTTTGTATAGTCAAAAGAATTGTCGTTATTTGCGGCATTCGGATATGGTCCCATATAACTAGCAATGTATACGGTATTTGAAGTTTCGTCTACTTCATGCACTTTGCCTGTAAATGTGGTTGTGTTGTTAACATCTGTTTGTGTCAACACGGTGTCAACAGTTGCAAAGTTGAACTGGTTAGTAGTAACTGCAATTCTATTGTCGAAGACTGTAGGTGTATTCGCGCTGTTTGCTGATGCACTTAAGAACTCTGGGTTTTTAACAATGCCAAGATGTGAATAAGTATTTGTTGCACCAATATCATTATTGTTGGCTTCTGTGATGTAACCATAAAGTAGAATGTGACGGCAATGCATCTCATCAATCATATTCCATCCATGACCACCTTTTGGTGAAAGGACTGGTCTTAGGTCGGCTCTTACGTCAATAGAAATTGGGTCTTCTGGGTCAAAATCAAATAGAGGATCGATAATCGATGCTGTTACATTTGTATAACCAGAGCCTGAGTTTAGAATTAACAAAGAAGATATGTTACCTTCAATAACATTTGGAAGCGCACTCGCGCCAGTACCATCACCTTTAACTACACATGTTGGCACTACTGTAAATGTAGAGCCATTCAACACGCCATCTCCAAGAGGGTTTCCGATTACTTTAATCTTGCCGTATTGAACGCCAACTTGGAATTCATAAGAACTGATAACATAAAGGTTTGACGGACCGCCATTTGGGTTAGTAACGTAAATTGACATTCCCACATAGTAGTTTGTAATTTGATTTATGCCTGTAGCTCTTACTGTCAGAGTACCATCATTGCCAGGAGCCGCCATGAGGAAACCACTGACAGATGGGTATCCTGCATTATCAACAGGATTTTCAACAAAAATGTCACTTATTTCTGAGCCATAAACAACATTGTTAGCATCAGCATTTGGGTCTGGGTCGATTATTACATCACCCGCAAGAGGAATGAAACCAACTGCGTTATATGCTTCAAATTCTGCTGGGGTAATTGCATACATAAACTTCCAAACATATTTGTCTGCTGTTCTGTATACCTGTCCCTCAGTATATGGGTTCCAGTTTGGTGGTGCTGTAGATGTCGAATCATTGTTGTTGAAAAGACATTTGAATACGCGATAATCACCAGTATCATTGTTTGTAGGTCCGACAACTGCGTAGAACTTCTTATCAGTCATATCTAGTTGATCATCGTACTGAATATAAGTTTGATCTTTCTGCCACGGATGGTACTTGATCATAAACTTGGTATCTGTCCCAAGAACTTTCTTCCCGAAAACTGTGTTCTCCAAGAATTTAATTTTACTGCCCTGTGAGTTAGACGCAGAAATACGGTTCGTACCCTGCGTTACAGAAGATACGAAGACATAAAAGTCATTGTCCTGAATGTCTTGATAGAACATTCTGGTTGTATCACTTTTTAATTTACTTGTCAATACCTCAGTCATATCACCTGTACCTGTTCTTTTCTAATATTTATAAGCAATTGCATCAACCTCTTCTACGAATACGAGGTCGTGGGTGTGTTTTTCCAGAAGTTGGTCTATTTCTGAAGTTTTTTTGTGGAAAAGTTGTTCCAGTAATCGCTCTTTGGTTAATCCATCTCAAGTATTTATTCGGAGCGCCCTGTAGACTATCTCTATCCATTGGATCATCTGCTTCAGTGTCAGCCATTTGATCACTGTTTGCGTTATCTATTACCCACGCATGTGCCTCAGCTTGTGTCATGTTAGGCCAACTTTCAGCAAGAATCGCCAATACACCAGCCACTTGAGGTCCTGACATACTTGTTCCTTGGTACTTGCCTAGTTCGTAATTGTCATCTCTAGGGTCATCAATACCACCAGAAAGCAAGCTACTTTGGATACCTTCACCAGCGGCAAAAATATCTACTTGGGTTCCACAGTTACTAAAGTTGGCTTTATCTTCGTTTAGGTCGTTTGAAGTTGCGCCCACGTTAACGATTGGTGCATAGCCAGCACCTGATCCTGTACCCCTGTGTAAGTTCCACGAGTAGTCATAGCCATTGTAAACCATGTTATATGTGTTGTTATAATCTTGATCAGATGAATTAACAGTTTTCCAACTATCGTTGCCAGCAGATGCCACAATGATAATGCCATCATCAATAGCGTCTTGCATGTCAGCATTACGAGAGGTGAAGTAATTGGGGATATCCATTTGAAGATTTGGAGCATAAAAACCACGATCACGTAACTCTTGTGTTGTCAAGTCTCTTCCTGGGTTGAAGTCAACTCCACGATAATTTACTCTTGTCACTTTACCAGTTGTATAGCTTCCACTGTAGTTAGTTCTTAAACTTGAACCATAGCTGTTATTTGTGATAGTAGGGTTTCTACGTCCAGTCTTTGGATTGATTGGCTTAGTGTTATGCCAAGCACGTATGTAGTCCCACATAAGCGACGATGAGAGGCTATTAGGATTTGAGCCATACGGACTGATATTATAGATTGTCGCGTCCCTAGCCCACCCCTGTGTGTTCCCTGCTACCGTACCAGCACAGTGTGTACCATGGTTGTTATCATCAGTTCGATCAGCATCACCTGCATCAATATAAGGCGTGTAAGTATAAGTCCCATTAGAACCACCAGTAACTTGACTAGTCAAGGAGAACCAATTGAATTGATTTACACGACTTGATTCAGTGTAGCCAGAAACTCCACCATCATTGTTTTGGAATATCGTTCTTAGCGTAGCGAAGTTTGGTTTTGTCAATACTGGATCGATGTATGTATTGAATAGCGCATAACCTAGTGGGTTATTCGTTTGAATTCCAGATGCCGTTCTCATAGAGTCAGACCATTCTGGTGATAGGCTTCCACCATCCCAAAATTCTGACATTTCCCACATACCCCAATTAAGAAGATATAGGTACTCTTTATATGCGACTTCAGCCGCATCTGCAACAGTTGCCCAATCACTTGCGTAACCAGACGGATCGAAGAAAGAACCATCAATAGCTTCTTTCATTGCAAGATGTAATGCTGTGGTTTTCCAACTAGCATTACCAGTTGCCATCCAATTCATAGCTGTCTCAGAACCAGTAACTGCGCCCATTACACCCATTAGATGTATTGTGTGCATAAGGTGTTCGATTATTTCTTCGATGTCTCTGTCTTGTACTGGTGGAATAGGTCCACTTACGTTTCTATACCAAACCATATCGTTATGAACGTGACTATCCAAAAATGCTTGATAACCAACATATGAAGAGATACCTTCGTCTGTTAAGAAGTTTGGTTCGTACTGTCCACCACCACCATAGGCAACACGTTGTACTGATGGAAGTCCTGCATGTACAGTACCTACTTCACCCTTAAGAGTTGCAATCAAATTCTTTTGATATGCTAAGTTAACGTTTGATCCATCTGGGTCAATCAATAGATCAACTACTCTTGCTGTCTTTCTAGCCCATTCGTCTGGAACAGCAATTTGTCCACCAGCAGCACCAGAAATAACAATCTTCAAACCATTAACAGTAACTGATCTATCGAACAATGCACTATTAGTATTGTCGTTTACTAGGTTGCCCTTATAGTGTGCGGTTTCCCTTGGTTTGAATTCTGGATGTGCAGGATCGATGTGACCATCAACAATAACAACATCAACATTCTCACCTGATGAAGTAACCGTCAAGTCACTCACGTAAGTGTTAGTTCCATTAGAACCCCAATTGGCTCTATTGGCATCTTCACTATGTCTTAACAAACCCCAATTGTGATCTGTCGCATCTGTGAACCAATCTTTAGAAAATTTCTTATTTTCCATTTTCCAACCAGTTGGCTTTGTGGTAAGTTCGATCATCTCAGCAAGTTCGACGTCCCATACTCTAGGGTCGTTCTTCAACTCTTGTGCTTCTTCATGAGTTAGCATATAATGTGTGTTACGACTGATCAGTCTTCGGTTAGAAACCTCAACTGCACGACTTGGAAAGTGAACTTCACCATCATGGACGTGTACTGAACTTTCTGTGGTTTCTATGTCATCGTAAAACTGATCAAGGTCATCTTTATTATGTAAGGTAACGATGTACTCTTGCAACATATTATGCCTCCAATTGAAGTACGTTTAGAGTAACCGAAACTGTTCCTGTTGATCCAGATTTATTGGTAACTGCGCATGGAATATTAGTTGTCGGAGTTGCTTCCATGTTAAAGCCCATTGAAGATGGTGACATCAAAACAGTTTCTGCTCCTGTTGTGATTACCTCTGCAATAACACCAGCATCTGGCGTTGGGTCTGTCACTTCAAGTCTGCTTGCGTCAGCAGTTCTAGTCGCACCGTTTGAATAAATTCTTACCCAAGCCGCTTTGTCTGTTGTAATCGATAGTAGTGCGTATCCTTTAAATCCTACGATGTCAACATTGCCTGATGCACCATCAGTTAATGAAGCCGATACACCGACTTTGTTAATTCTTGTTTGTAGGCTTGAACCGCCACCACCACCAACTTCAGAAAAGTCTGCTAAGCGAACCCAAGCACCTGCATGTGCGTAATATGCTTTACCAGTACCATGTACGTGAGCAAACATACCGTGATAACTGCCAGCAGCAGGTAAATCACCTTCTGCGTCATATACGTTACCAAATAATACTTTGTTGCCTGACATATCAAGATCAGCGCTAGTAACTAAATCAATGATTGCGTTGTTTGATAAACCAGCACCTGAGTTATCAACCCAATCGAATTCAGTTCCAGTCCAAGATAATACTTGGTTGTTAGTCGCACTAGCTACATCTAATTCAGTGTCAAGATCAACTGAAGCTGATGAGTTGACGAAAGTGAAGTTTCCAGCACCATCTGTCGATAGAATTTGATTGTTAGAACCATCCGTAATACCAAAGGCTGTAATGCTTGTTGGCTTATTAGACAAGTCAGCATAACTGCCAGAAAACGATTCGGCGTTGTACAACTCGGTAAAGTTCTCATTTACTTTGGTGAAAGCGTTTCTTAACGGATCACCAGTACCGTCATTATCCGCAAGTCCTGTATTTACAATTTGCTTAGCCATGTTTGCTCCTAAAGTCTTTCTACTTATTTATCTGTTTATACTACGTCAGCTTTGAGGTTGATCGTATCTACAGAAATAGTATTTCTATCTGATGTGTATTTAATTTCTACGCCTGGTTGATTAGGTCCGACGATCTCAGGACCGCCAATAATTTGGTCTTCTTTCTTGGAAGCGTAGAACCTATGTCCTAAACCAACTTCTACCTTATTCTTATAGACAAACCTACCAAAAAGTCTCGTACCAGCAAGGTGAACGTTCTGCTTAAGAGTTTCTTCATACACACCAAGATCAACAGTAGACAAGATTTCGTATGAGAATTCTTGATATAAATCACTGTCATGTATCTTATTGCGAGAGTCATAGTAACTTCCGTCTGGTCTGTAACCATTAATCTGTGAGGTTTCACTACCCCAGAAACCTGCTGTGATGCCTTGAGAGTCAGCCCTAAGTGTACCCTTTGCATGCTTGACGCCATCATCATCTACAATGTAAACAATTTCGTCATCCAAGTGACCAAATCCAGAGTTAGTAATCTTAACTGCTGAAATTCTACCTGTAGCGAATTGAGTTTTTGATCTCATGTCAGCATTAGCACCAAATGTCTCAGATGTATAATCTCTTTCAGATGCTGTAACGTCATAGCTAGTACCCTTGTGGGTAATAGATGATGTTTCAAAACCATAATAAGCATAAGGTCTGACCTTAATGAAAGACCTGTCTGTGTCAATTCCTGTGATAACCCCATTAACTCCTGATGAAGCCTGTGTGAGTGCATCCCCAACAGAGAATGAAGCACTAAGAACTGGCAGGATTAGAATTTGTTCGTATCTGTCGAACGCAATCATAACTGGATCACGCACTAGTGTGAATACATCGTTGGTATAGTTATCACCAGGATTTACATTCTCGAACGCATCAATAGTGCCAATTTCAAATGGCGAAAGATTGAATGCTTGGTCTAGTGGTGTCGCTAATGTTACTGGCGAAGCACTACCACTCATAAGAGTTGTTGCTGGTGGGATGGTATTGTAATCTGCTGAATTTAATGGCACACTCAAGAACGGTGAGATTAAATCAGTAATTAGGTTCACAGTTTCAATATTAGAAAGGCTTTCAACCTTAACGTCAGTATCTACAGCAGTTTCTGGATACAAAGCACCAGGTGAACTATTGTTCTTAGTGGATACTCTAAAAATACCAGTTATGGTAACATTTGGCGTTCTGTCCATTGTAGTAATGGCTCTGTTAATAACAAACTCATCCCCAACATCCATCTTTATACCAACGGCTGATGCGTTCTGCCCAAGTACCGTACCTATGTTTCCACTAGTATCAGTAAGTCTTTCGAGATTAGTAAATTCAAGATTTTCGTTATTTAAGACAATAACTTGATCTGTAACTTCTAGTTTGGTATTTTGTATTGTATACCCAAAACCACCGTCTGTCAATGTGTAATCAACAATACCTGTAAACTTAGCTTCAGTTTCTGTTACAACAACTTCACCACCATTACCATACTCACTTTGAATTTTAAATTCGTCGCCTACAGCATTTCCTGTTGTGCCGCCATAATCCAAATCAATGGTCACATCTGATGCAGAACCATTTATAACACCAAACGAAACATCTTGCCCATCAATCCTAGCCATGACATCATCATACTTAGCAAAACTACCCCTTACGTTAGTGAGATAAAGAATTGGTGTTAGTGTTCCGTTCAAAAGTATGAAGTTGATCTTGTCAACCGCCGCCTTAGCGCCTGACGTTGTACCTTGGATGTTTTTAGCTAGTAGATCACTATATTGATAATACTTTATTCCATCTCTTGCGTAGAAAACTCCACTATTAGGAACCATCTGAAGATACGTACCAGTCTGCCACTTAGAGTCAGATGGTTTCAAAACAAATTTTGCTGGGTTGTTAATCTCTACATCTTCACCATAGAACATTCTAAAGAATAGAATGATGCCACTCTCTGAACCCTTACGTCTGTAAAGGTCTAGGATGTTTTTAACTACGAGCCTTACGCTTGCATCTTCAAGCAAAGGCAGATCAGCCAAATACTTCTTTTGAAAGAAAATGATCATGCTGTCAAGAGTAGTTGTGATATCTCTATATTCAAACATGCGTCTTGAATTGTAAACACCCTGATTAGGTGTGGTTTCTAAGAACTTGTAATAGTCTTGAACAAGTTGAACCAACTCAGCATTTTGTTCACGATATATCGCAGGGAACTGTTGAGGTATCTTAAATGCTATTTTCTTTTCGATGTCTGACATTATTTTGACTCAATAAGGTTAATTGTTACGTCTATATCTTTCAAAGTGAATATTCTGCCATTTGGTGCAGT